AAAGTACCCCTCGAACATGTTAAAGGGTAGGTTAGTAATAACTACTGGCTCGCCAAAGAAAAGGTTAATTAGGTCATCTCTGAGGGCATCTGGCATAAGAGGATTGTCAAGTCTGAAAGTAATCTGATCGAGCTGTGTTCTAGGTGTTGAGCGCAGGGCTAGATCGCGCTCAATGATGTCCTCGATGTCTGCCAGAAATCGAATGTTGGAATCGAATGTTCTCTGGTAGCGACCATAGGTAGTGATAGAAGCATCGTCTGTGGCTGAGTATGTGCTTCCGTAGTCATTGCCATAGCGCACAATCTCGCTGTTGCGGATCTTGCCGATCTGTAGAATTGACTTAACGCTGGCAGGGGAAGCGTAATTGCCATCTAACTGGGTAGAACCATTAGCTGCTAAGTAGTTACTTCTATGATCCGCATCTGCATATGAGATGCGACCCTGCTTGTCCTCGTAGAGCGTTCCGAGTGCGCTGTCTGCTATCTGCTGGACTAAGGTCTGTGTGTTGCGATCAGCAGCTGAAAGATTGTCCATCTCATACAGACCAGTATCGATCTCACCTAATCCGACATTCTCAGCATTAGCCCATGTAGTAGTCGGATCGTAGTCAATCCATTCAAGGGCGGGTGCTACTTCAATCCATTCATTGACTAATAACTCTGAGAGAATGATAGAGATCTGTTCGCCATCTAGATTGTGTGCCACAGAATCTGTGTAAATCGCCTTAGGCAGTTTAGCCAGAGCACCAACTGCAAGGATTGACCCGAGAGTTACATATCCGATTTCTTCTGGACTTCTGACTGAGGTTGAGAAGTCTGAAACTGTGCCACCGAATACAGGCACATAAGTGCCACCGCTATCTTTAAGCTCTAGAGTCAGTGAATCTGTAACATCAATGTCAAAGAGGGCATTGGTCGAATTGATAATGTCCATGCGAGCATAACCTGCTTGGCACTGGCGATCAATATCAATGCGACCTGTAGTAAGACTTACCCCAGTTACATTTGTATAAACAGTCGTTCCGACTGTGATGCGCCATTCTGGAAGCCATGTCATACGGCTAGAAGTCCTGTAGAGCTAGTGCCTCGCTGATATGACTGACGGATCACATCTTCTACTGCTCTAGCGATAGCCTCTGGATCACCAACTCCAGTATTGACTGTAATGTTTGTGCCACCTGAGCCACCGCCTGAACCGCCTCGGTTCATGTAAGGGCTATAGCCACCCATATCACCGACTGAACTCTGGTAAGCAATGAGGTCACGCAGATCCTGTGCATTCTGCATATCTAGTAGATCCGCAAAAGCATTAGCGCGAGCTGAGGCTGCATCTGCATATTCAAGGATAGCCCCAATAGATCCACCTGCTGTTGAGATAGGGGCGATAAAGTCTCCTGCTGGAATGCCTGAACCTAGTGATCCGCTTGTCGGTATCTGTGCTTTACTTTCGGTATTGGCTTTAGAAAGCAAGTCCAGCATTTCTCGGATCTTAGCAAGTGCTGCATCTAGGTTGCCTAGATTGATTAGATCAGCTGGCTTAAGACCTTCAAGGATAGATTTAATATCTTGAAGTTTTACATTTTGACCAGACAGTGCGTTAAAGATTTTGACATCTTCATTAAGTCTCTTGGTTGCAGCAGTGATGGCTGCTTCATCTTTAGCAGCAATAGCATCTTCTAGATCTGACATCGACTTCTTGATGTTTAGGCGAGCCGTGTCATTGGCAATCTGTAATCTTTGAGTGTCTGTTGTGGATCTGGCTAACAGCTCTGCTTGATTCTGTAGAGCTGCTGCATTCTGGATCTTCTCCATGTCAAAAACTTCGTTGCCTTTGTTGAGGGCAAGGTTAGCCTTGTCGATAGCCAGTTTTAATCTTGCTGCCTTTAATGCTGCTATTTCCGTTGCTGTAAGCTTCTTTTTAGCCGCTAAAGTTTTAATAACATACTCAGCCTGTAATCTGGCTAGATCTGTTAAACCTTGTGCCTGTACACCGCTGCCAGCTGGAACCTGACCAGCCTCAGCAAGAAGGCTAAGGTATGAACCAAGAATCGGAATAAGTTGAACATAATCTTCAATACCTGCATTCTTGAACCCGGGAATCTTGTTTAATTGACTAGCTAGTACGCCAATACCGCGAATAACATCTGCAATGTAAATAGCTGTATTTTGCATAGCCGTTGCTAAATTATCTACTGAATCTTGATCGCCTAAGTTTTTAAGTGCATCGATTAAACCTGTACCGATAATTTCAGAAGCGTTAGCAGCAGCAACGCCTAACTTATCGATTGAGCCTTGAAAGGTATTAGCAGACTGTGTTGCTGCGCCCGCGAATGTGGTTTCAAGTTGTCCAATGATATCTTCGAACTTGCCAGCCTTAAGATCTGCCTTCGATATACCTACACCTAAACGAGACAGTGCAGCATTATTACCCAGGTATGCACGACTTAACGCTCCTGTAACCGATGCTAAATCTTTGCCAGTTGCAGCACTTATATCTAGTGAAAGATTGAGAAGTCTTTGTGCTTCGTTAGTATTCTGTGTGGCTACCGCTAGTGTCTGATATGCAGGACGAAGCTTGTCATCGAGAATGCCGAACTCGCTTTGTAATCTCTGGATGTACTCCTCAGAAGATGCGGCATCTCGACCGAGTCCAACATTCTTAAGAGCTAGGGCTAATTGCTTCTGCGCCTTCTCATCTTCTGCTGCTGCTTTAACGGCAGCCTTGCCATAAGCAAGAATCTGCTGTCCACCAAAAGCCAGACCCAATGCCCCTGCCAATTTCTTGACATTCTTAGTCATCTTGTCTGTTGCTGTTTCGGCTTGCTTAAAGCCTTTCTTGCCAGTGAACTCGGCAGCAATGTCAATAATTACATTAGCCATGATTAGCCTCTCACTGTTGCTCTTTGATTAAGTTTAGTGCCTGCTGTTGCAATAGCTTTAAGAACGCCTTGTCTAGCCTTGCCATTGTTCTCATCATAAGCACGATAAAGCAAGCGACCTTGCATGCGATCCTTACCTTTAAGAGGCGCACGGAACTTACCATCTTGATTCAGAACGAATCGACTCTCAGGGGTAACCTTGCCCATTCTTTCGTAGATTGATCCAGCTCGGCTTTTGTTAAATACTTGAGCGAGCGATCTAAATCCTCTGGAGTTAGGCTTTGATGGACTTGTCTTAAAACCAATTTTAGATTTAACCTCAGAAGGATTGAAGGTAGGGAATGTTCCCTCAGACATTTGTCGAGGTAGCCATCCACTTAACACTTCTCCACGATCTGGGACATAACCTTTAGCAGCTTTAGAAATAGGTGTAATTGCTATCTTGATTTCCTTCTGGGTTTCCTTAGCAAGATCTGGAGCATAAGAGCGCAAAGCTTTACGGAGTTCAATGCCGCCTTTTACGCTTGCTGGCATCGCTCACCTCTTTCGCTTCATCCTTGAGCCCTTGCACTAATGCATCGAGCATGGTCTTATCTAGATCCAACAACTGCTGTGGCGCGATTCCCAATCTAATGCTTAGCCTAGCAATTAGATAGGTGAACGGAAGATCGCGCTTTAAGCTAAAGGGTCAGAGTCTAATACCTCAACACTCTTAAGTGTCTCGATAAACTCAATCCCGAAAGGCTTAACAGATTCACCTGCTCTGCGTGTTACTTCCCATGCTAACCAATAGACATCGCTCTGCTTTTCTTCATCGCGGAACGCCTTATGGAAGCCCTTTTTAGCGTATTGCTCAAATGAGTACTCCACTGCTGGAGTGATCTCGCCTTCCAATACGCTTCCATCTGTACGAACTATCTTTAGTTTTGCCATGGTTTGCCCCTTTGTTTAATTGATTAGAATGTGCCTGTTGAAGCTACTGCAACAGTTGAGTTAGCAGTGAATGTGATTGACTGAGTTGACATATCACCAACAGCACCATTGATGTCTGTTGTGTTGTTAACTAGCAAGGACACTGTGTAGAGAGGGTTAGTCGCAGATACTGCTGTTCCCTTTTCCTGTAGGAATACACATGTGACTGTTGTACCCCATGCAGCTTGTAGTGTTGCCAATACATTTGCTGATGCTGTGTCATTTAGGAAGTCGATTGTTACAGATGATGCTTCCAAGCCCTTAACGAACTTGTGTGAAGTATCGCCCATAGCTGTAACTTCTAGCTCATCGAATGTGCGGTTAAGAGTAATTGATGTGACATGGTCTGAAAGATCAACGGAGTTAATCTTCACACCGACTTTGTTATTTAGAAATACAGCCATGAGA